CCACCACCACCGCCACCACCGAGCTTTAGTTCACATCAGTGGATTCCAACGTCCGGGTCAATTTATGTAGGTGAAACTGCTTATTGGACTGCAACAGCACAAAATGCCATCGGCCGATCTTTTACTGTGGGTATTACGGGTGGCCCAAGTACATCAGGAACGATTACTTCTAGTCCATCTACCGAATTAACTACTAGTATTACTCCTTCAACAACAGGTATACAAGAAGCCTATGCAATTGTAGGTGGTGCAGGTTCCGTGTCTGACCGAATTACCGTCAATTCGGCTCCATATTTTGGTGCAGTTACTTGGACACCGTCGACACCAGTTACCGGTAGTTTAACTACGTTTAAGATCCTAGTTTATAATGGTATTGGAGTAGGATGGCAAATTGGTTTTGCCGGCTACGCCAATTCCTTTGGCACAATTGGAAGTAATCCTCAAGAGATCACTGTATCTCGTACATTTCCAACACCTGGTGCCATCAGTGTCACTGTCGCGTTGGGCCAAGGGGTTCCAACTGCTAGCTACAATAATACTGTTGTGGCACCACCGTCTTTAACTCCCCCTCCACCCCCACCCCCTCCACCATCAACACCTGAAATTGTAAAACAAATTGGATTAAATTATACCGGAATACTTGGAGATGCTCTTTCTGACCGCTTTGGCCAGTTCATAGTATCAATAACTGGCGGTGTACCAAATTCTTTATTCTTATATTCAACTGATAATTATGCACAAAGTGCTTTAAAAATTAATGATAATAATACTAATTTATCATATTACGGCTTCTCGAAGGCCTATATAACAACTTCTGGAATGTTTTGGGAAGGTGGGGCAAATGGCTCGATAAATCAAGATTCTCTTGGTCTTGATTATGATCCTAAGCGATTAAGTGCTAAAGGTCTAGCAATTGCTAAAAAATATTTAGGACTATCATTATCTCCACCGTTTAACTACGGAGGTGGAACAGGAGCTGGATATTTTTTAACAGTACCCGATTGGGTTGATGGAGTTTATGAAGGTTATTTAGATAGTAACGGTTCAGCTGAAGTACATTTTGGACCTTTAGTTTCATACTTATATGGATTTAACACTGCTAAATTAAAAAATGAAGGAACATTTATTATTACTTTTGAAAATGGTCATCAAAAAACTGTAAATGTAAAAACAATTGCACTCGGTGGTGATGTTGGAACAGGAACAACAAGTGTTTCTTCTGTATCTCCAGGTTCATCCACATCAGTTAGTGCAACATTCCCAGTAGATGTTTCTGGTGTAGCCGTAACAGTTACTTGGTATGTTAACACGTATCAAGGAAATACATTTGTTAATTATTATCCCGGAGGTAGTATAACAATTCCAGCAGGTGACACTAGTTTCACTATTTCAGGAGCTGGAGCGGGTGCGTACAATCTATCAACTGGCGGCCAAGTAAGTATTATACTAGTAAATAGTTTAAAGACAATTATTGGTGGTGTCAGTTATACTGTGACATAAAAATACAAAATTTTAAATGCACCCTATTCTAATAGTAGAAAATTTTCTACCTAAGGATATACTTGATTGGTATACTGAATTTGTTAAGTATACCAATCGGTGGGAACAAAATGGCGATGGTATCTGGAACAGTAGAGCATTGAATTTGCATTCAATGCCTGCTGATATTAGAGAATCTGTATTAGATTATCGTATCGCCGTAAAAAACAAAATACAAGAACACTTTACTACAGACAAAAGTTTGTATGCCGACATATTTCAATTTGTACGTTGGCGTGAAGGCGATTGTCTAGACCCTCCGCATGCAGATGCAGAAAATATTAATGGTGATCCACATCCTTTCTCTTATAGAAATTTTGCATCTATTATATATCTTAATGAAAATTTTAGAGGCGGGCAAATCTCATTTCCAAAATTTGATAATTTTTGTCCAGAAATTAAACCAGGTATGCTTGTAGCCTTTCCCGGTACACTTGATTACTTGCATGGGGTAAGTAAAGTAACAAGTGGCATTAGATATACTATTGCTGGCTTTTTTACTTATGACCCTAAACATGCAGATGCCCACCGAATCTAAAATAAACGACGAAAATCACTTAGTTCCTGAAAACACAATACTAGTAGTTACAGACAATTCTGATTTTGATTATCTAGTTGACAAACTAATAGAACCACTTGCTGGCAAAATTAAAAGAGATTGGTTTATTAAACATGCATATTTCTGTCTACCGTTAACAATTGGCAATCAATATGGATTTGCTATAAAAAGTTTGTACGACTTTACAGCAGAATGGAATGGCGGCCAATCCCCTAGCGATTTAATTGTAACAGTAGAAAATAGCCAATCTCATCAAATAATATCTAGCCATTTTGGCATGGGTATCATTACTATACAAAATCGTTTTCACTTTAGAACTCCTCTTGGCATTAATCTTATAACACTCAACCCTCCTAATATGTTCATACCGCACTTGCAAAATATGACAGGTGTGATTGAAACTGATAATTTACGTAGAGATTTTACATTTAATTTAAAAATAACTACCCCAGGTGTAAAAATATCAGTGAAAGCCGGAGACATAATTGCCGGCATTTTGCCAGTTCCTAGATTCTCAGTTGAAAATTACAAAATTATGTTAGCCGATGAAGCAATGCCCGAAGAAGTTATCAAAAATGAAAGATCAGCAGGACAACAGTTTGCAATCGAACGTTCGGTAGAAGATACCAGTAAACCTCACGGTAACGGCCGCAGATATTCAAAAGGAGTAGATATTTACAATAATCCGTTTTATCAACATCAGAAGACAATAGGGCCACCGACTTGAAAAGATAATTAAAGTAGTGTATTATACTAGCTACGGAGTTATCTATGGACGAAAGAATTGAAAAAGCGTTTGAAACAGCCAATTATATGGCTACGTTATCAAACCAACGAAGAATCATTTTAGAAGAATTTAATCAACAGTTAATTTATTATATTAACGGTGCTGTATTTAAAATTGACATCAATCTGATTTCTTATATCAAGACTGTACTGGATCTTGGACATACAACAGATGTTGTATTTGCTGATTCAAATAGTTCTCCTGTACAAATTCAAGACGTACAAGCATTTTTTGATTCTGTTACTAATCAATATTTTCTTGCACTGAATACATATTCAAACAAGTTTTCTGAAATTAAGAAACAACGTAAAATACAAGGTTTGATTGAATTATGAAATGTGGAGCAGTGATATTTGCCCAGAATAATTCTGCAATAGATTACGTCAAACTGGCAACGTTTGCTTCCACACGAATAGATAAGTTTTTAAAAATCCCAGTGACTCTGATCACAGATAGTAAAAGCTGGTTATTAAAAAGCCAGCCCAATCATATATTTGATCAAATAGTTGACATACCTGATAGTGCGGCATTTTATACTCGAAGATTTAATGATGGATCGTTGTCTTCTAAGATACTTGATTGGAAAAATATGTCAAGGAGTCAAGTATATGACTTAACTCCGTATGACAGAACACTTGTAATCGACAGTGATTATATTATTAATTCATCTGTGCTTGCGGGAGCATTAACACATGATGCAAATTTACAAATATACAAAGACAGTTTAGATATTTCCAATTGGCGTACAAATAAAGAATATCTCAGAATTAATCCGTATTCTATTCCATTTTATTGGGCTACTACTTTTATATTTGAAAAAAATCCAGTAATGAAAACATTTTTTGACTTAATCGAATACGTAAAATTAAATTGGAATTATTTTAGAACTTTATATAGTATTGAATCTCCTACATTTAGAAATGATTTTGCTTTTAGCATTGCCATACACATTATGAATGGAAAAACTGACGGAACATTTGCAGATGAATTACCTGGAAAAATGGTCTATTCTACTGACCGTGACATTCTTATTAATATGGATGATACTATTTTAAAATTCCTCCTGGAAAAACAAGATTATCTTGGAGAATATACTGCGGCAAAGACAAGCAATATTGATGTTCATGTTATGAATAAAGCCAGTTTGAGTCGTTTTATTGATGGAGGTACAGGTGTCTAAAGGATTTTTAATACTTGCACAAAACACAGATACTGTTGATTATATCAAGCAGGCATATGCATTGGCATTATCCATTAAATGTAGTCAAAAATCTGTGTCATTAATATCGCTAGTTACAAATGATAAAGTTCCAAAAAAATACAAATCAGTATTTGATCAAATTATTCCAATTCCAGGAAATGACGACGCCGCTGATGCGGAATGGAAAGTTGAAAATCGTTGGAAATTATACCATGCAAGTCCTTACAACGAAACTATTATTCTAGATACTGATATGCTGTTGTTAGATGATGTTTCTTTATGGTGGGATTATTGCGGACATTTTAATATTAGATTTTGCTCCACTATTAAGAATTACAAATTAGAAACAATTGTGGATACAGTACATCGTAAAGCATTTGTTTCCAACAATTTATCTAACCCTTATTATGCATTGCATTATTTTAAAAAATGTGATGAAAGTCTTGCTTTTTATAAAGTTTTAGAATTTGTATGTAATAACTGGGAGTGGTGTTATGGAAAATTTGCACCTGTAGATTATCAGCCGTGGTTAAGTATGGATTTAGCCAGTGCTATTGCAATTGAAATGTCCGGTATGCAAGATGATATGTTTGATGCAAATTCGCCATTACAATTTGTGCATATGAAAACTCCGTTACAGGACTGGCCAATATCTCCAGTAAGCTGGCAAGATACAGTTCCGTATGTACTAACATCCACCGGAAACTTAATTGTTGGTAATATTAAACAGCTTGCATTATTTCATTATGTGGAAAAGAATTTCTTAACAGACAGCATACTTGATAAATTAAAGGAATTAGCAGATGGAAGATATTGAAGATTGCCTTACGCCAGAAGAGATTGCGGCCGCAATGGCTCCTATGATACAAACCTATAGATGCTATTTTGATATTAAAACCGGTGATATACGGGCTATCTCAAACGAAGATAATAGCCAGTACGAACACGGTATTGTAATAGACTATCCATTGTACGAAAAGTTTGTAATGGGATTAGAACAATTTAAAGATTGGGTAGTAACAAGAACAAAAAATCCTGACAGCGAATCGGGATTAGAAATTGTTCCCCGAATGCAACAAGAGTTGTTTTTTAAAAACAACATGTTTGAATGGATCACCGCCAAACCTAATAAAAAGACTGAACTAACCATACATTGGAGTCCAAACGAAAACATGTGGATTTTCTTAATATCAAATAAAGTTAGACAACAATATTATGATAATAAGTATCCAATGGAAACATTGACTTTTTTTGTTACATTAGAAACTGATTTTGATTTTTTAGTTAGAACAATTACCATTAATATAAAAGATTTAGTATTGGATAGGGTATGTGTGCCTTTTATAAGCGATATAGAAAAAAATATAGATAAAATTTCAATATCTACTAAATCTTTATTTTCATCGTATGGATTAACAATTTGGAAGAAAAGCAAAGAATGAGCAAACTAATAAAAATTATAGATCAAGACATTATTTTCCTCAGTTATGATGAGCCTAATGCTGAAAAGCATTACGCAGATTTAGTTGCTAAAGTGCCATGGGCAAAACGTGTTCATGGTGTCAAGGGAAGTGATGCCGCACACAAGGCATGTGCCGCAAAGTGCGAAACTGAATACTTTGTCACAGTGGACGGCGATAACATTATTGATCCAAAATTTCTTGAGGTTGAAGTAGCTATAGACGCATTAGGATTAACTCCAGATCATGTGTTTAGTTGGTGCGGTCGAGTACATGTAAATGATCTTATGTATGGCAATGGTGGCCTTAAAATGTGGACTCCTAAGTTTGTTAATGCTATGAAAACGCATGAAAATTCAGCTGCCAATGATACAAAAGGCCTAGTTGAATTTTGCTTTGATGACAAGTATTATCAATTTAATGAAAATTACAGCGAGAGCTTTACCAATGCAACACCATTTCAAGCATGGCGTGCAGGCTTTCGTGAAGGTGTGAAAATGTCGTTGGATCAAGGTGCAAAAGTTACTAATCTTAAAAATATATGGTGGCAAAATTATCATCGATTATTAGTTTGGTGCAACATTGGTGCTGATGTCACTAACGGATTGTGGAGTATGCACGGTGCCAGAGAAGGTGCATACTTGACTAATTGTACAGATTGGGATTACAGCAATGTGCGTGATTTTGATTGGCTCACAAAAGAGTGGGAAGAAAAATACAGCAAGATTACAGACAAAATGTTGCCCTATGAAATTATGGGACTGGGAGAAACTTTAATTCGTGAATGTGGATTAGAGCTTAGTAACATTGATGAAATAGGTAGTAAATTTTTTAAAACTGTGTTCAACAACACTCCCAGAATTATAAGGAAGCGATAATGTACGACATTATTTTTATCAGTCGAATTAATAACAGTTCCGAATTGGATTTTGCCAGATTAAAACAAACTTGGCCTTTTGCAAAGACAGCAAATTCTTTTAGAGAAGCACAGAAAAAATCCACAACAAAATTATTTTGGGCAGTGTGGCCTAATGTAGTAGTTGATCTACATTTTAACTTTGATTATCGTCCTCCAGCACACGAAGAACAATATATTCATATTTGGCCAAACAGTGCCGATCGCAACCTACCAGCAGTGGGATTGTTTCCAAAAAATAAAGAAGTTACTGATATTGAAATAGAAAATAGATTCTTTTCAGGCATGATAAAAATGAATACAATAGCAAGTCATACCAAATACTATGATGTAGTTTTTATTTCATATAATGAAGAATATGCAGACGATAACTATCGTCGATTGATATCACATCCTGGTGTTGCACAGAATAACGTATTACGAGTTTCTGGAGTTAAAGGAATTCATCAAGCACACATTGCAGCCGCTGAACTAGCAACAACTAATATGTTTTATGTGGTAGACGCTGATGCTATCATTAGTGAAAATTTTAAATTTAATTTATTACTATCTGAAAAAGAAACTGATATTGTGCATGTATGGCGTAGTCAAAATCCAGTAAATGGATTGGAGTACGGCAACGGTGGCGTAAAATTACTACCCCGTGAATTAACAGTAAATCTTGATGTTAATAGTACTGATATGACAACAAGTATTTCTAGTAAATTTAAAATCATGCCCACAGTTTCAAACATTACTAAATTTAATACCAGTCCTTTTAATACATGGCGTAGTGCATTTAGAGAATGTGTAAAATTAAGTAGCGGAGTAATTCACGGGGATGATGCAGAAGAATCTCAACTTAGATTAAAAACATGGCTTTACCAAGGCGGAGAATCTGAGTTTGGAGAATATGCTAAAAGCGGAGCGAGTGCAGGAGAGTGGTTCGGAAAAACATATCGAACCGATTCCGCAATGCTATCTAAGATTAATGATTATGAATGGTTAGCTTTAGAATTTGAACAGCATAGCAAACTATTTCCAGTAGAACTTTTTAGATAAGATCTGCAGCCATTGGAAAAATTGTAGCAATTACTTTAGCACAGGCAACGGCTACTTCTTGGTGCTCTTTCTGAGTACCATTTGCACTACGAAGTTCGATAAAGTGAATCCATGAACGTAGTGTACCATTCATGTATAAACGACTTTCAATAAGGCCTTCAGGCAATACAGCACGAGCTTGCTCTTTTGCTATACCGTTAGCGATAGCCCATTCGTATTCACGTTTGGCTGCATAGATGACTCGTTGTTGAGCTCTAAACCATTCGTTTTGTAACATTGTATCATCCACTTGGACGCTGTTCTGCCTGTTCTTTGGATCCTGAAGTCTTGCTTCTCTTGTAACAAAGTTAAGGTCTCGAGTAGGGTCAGCATATCGCTGACTGAATTCTTGGAAACTGAAACTTCTGTGTCTAAGGATCTGTCGGGCAATATCTCTGGTGGTGGTGATTTCGATACAGGCACTGACCATTTCGAGTGGGCTCCAGTGTTGGTGTTTGACCAAGTACTTGATGAGCTTGTCTGATGT